GCAGCAGCACCGTATGCAGAAGACCTTGCGTTTGCGCCAGCCATAAGCGCGTTGCCTTGGTTTTCGCCTGTAGCGCTGTACAAGCCGCCCGCGCTTGTGCCATACGATTGACCAGCGTTGCCCAAATAGTTTGCGGTAGATTGACCTACGCCAGCCAAACTTTGCAACGGCCCCAACATACGTTCTCTTTCAGCGCCGTACCGGTTAAATGCGTTTTGATATTCTTGCGAACCCATCTCTTGGCCGTAGCGAGTCGCAGCTTTTAAAGCCCCACCAGAGATCAAACCACCACGAGCAGCGGCTTGACGATCAAGTGCTTTTTGGCCTTCGCCCAAACGAAACGCATACCCTGGGTCTGCTTGAAATTGTTTCATCCCAAACGGCGTGTAATTAACCGCCGCTGTCAGTTTGTTAAGCGCGCCTCTTCCGGCTTCAAGGAAAGGGGCTTGCCGCGCAACATTTTCTTCGTACATCCGCTGTTGCAACGCAAGCGCCCTGTCATTTGCGGCAGCAGAAGTATTAGCCGCTTCAGTGGCGGCGTTTGACTGATCAAAACCCCCACCCAAAGTTGCACCTAACGCTGCGCCTGCGGGGCCACCACCAAGAAAAAATCCTGCTGCCCCACCTAATAATGCTCCTAAAGACATAATACTTCTCCTGTATCTATTCCAAAAGCAGGTTGTTGTTAGACGCAGCCTGCATAATAATCCAATTGGTGCCGTCTGACACCATTGTCGCCCAATTTCCCACCACGCCCAGCAATATCGCCGTACCGGCGCTGGTGCTGTCAATCGGCACGATGTTGCTGGACGCCGAGTTGACCGCCTGGGCTTGCATATTCTTGACTGTGATGTACCGGCCCGTCCAGCTTGAAGCCGCAGGGAACGTCAACGTCAAGGCCGAGCCGGTTTTGTTGTTGATGATCCAAGTGTCGGTGCCGGTGATCGTGTAGTCAGCCGTTTTGGTTATGACCGTGGACAGCGGCACATAATCCGTGTTTGCCACCGCAGCCGAAATGGCCGTGCCGTTGCCCTTGAGCAGGCCGGTAATGGTAGTACTAAGCGTAATGGCTGGTGTGGTGGTGGCGGTCGCCACCGTACCCGCAAAGCCGTTAGCCGAGACAACCGATACGCTGGTGACTGTGCCGGTTGTTGGAGTTGTCCATGTTGGCACACCTACACCCGCGCTGGTCAGCACTTGGCCTGCCGTACCCGCAGCCGTAAATGCGTAGGCCGTGCCCGTGCCGTAGGGAACAGCGCCTGCTGTTGGTGTAGACGTGCCGTTTGTGCCGCCGTTGGCAATTACAAGCGTTCCAGCAAGCGTAACCGCGCCTGTAGTAGCCGTGGCAGGAGTAAGGCCTGTAATGCCGCCAGACCAGCTTAAAACGCCGGTATTTGAAAGCGTGACGTTGCCCGTCGTGCTTGACGCCGATATGCCGGTGCCCGCAACAATAGATAAGACGCCGGTATTACCAATGGAGACGTTACCTGTAGCACCAGACACCGAAATGCCCGTGCCCGCAAGGTTAGACAGCACGCCGGTATTGGCGACAACAATCGTGCCCGCGCCGTTGGTGACCGAAATGCCTGCGCCAGTGCCCAGCGTGTTAAGGGCGTACCCTGTGCCATTGCCAATCAGCAGTTGGCCGTTGGTCGGAATTGTGCCCAGACCAGTACCGCCCGCAATAACAGGAAGAATTCCTGACCCTGAACCAGTAAAAACGTACAGACTGTAAAACCAACGATACCACTCACGCGAGACTGCGCCCGTGCGCTCGTCGATAATCGGCACCCGTGGGGGCGTGATCTGGGTTTCGTTGCCGATGGTCATGCGTTGGTCGGGCTAAGTATCAATTCAGCGCCCATGATGGCTATCTTGTTGGGGTCAGTGCCTGATAGTTCATAGACCCTATCGCGCAACTTCAAAGTCATGCCCAGCCGACGCCAGAAAGTCCGATGGCCGTACGCACCAATTTTGCCAATTGGCGACCAGTGTTCATTGCTCCAAGTGTGACCGCCATCGTCTGACCAGCGCAGCATCACTTGCGGATCGTAACCTGGTGCGGCGGGATACGCTGTGGTCACTAAGTTGTACCCATTAATATCGGTATCTGACAGTTCGTATTGGCCTAACGGCTGAAAACCATCCCCTGCCTCGGTGGTTAAAGTATCGCCCAATTGCGTGGCTAAAAACGTTTGAACATACTCGGCCACAAGGTCTAAACCTAATTCAGTGTCAATATTTTCGCTGTCATACGCAGGGTACAAATTTAACCCCACACCTGTTTCGCAATCCAGTTGCAGGCTATGGTGCGCCGTGCGCTTCAGATTGTTCTGGCCGGTTGGCAGCGCCCGCCATGAACGCAACCATTTTTGAATGCCGCCGTTGTCGGCGTACACATCCAAGTCAAACCTATAGACATTGCCATTCTCAAAATCGCCAACAAGGATGTTGCCGCCAAAGTTACATTGGCAATTGCTGCGGTGCCGCGTAAACTCGCCGTCGTCAAACCCGGCGCGTTCATGCCAAACTTGAGTGGACACATCGTAAACCCAAGTGGCATTGCCCGAGGGAAACGTCAGCACATAGAAAGCATGGCCCTCTTGTTGGTAAGTGTACGCAATGGCGTCCGCAATGTCGCCGTATTGGGCAATGGCGTACTCAATGGCATGGGTGGAAACCCTAACGCCGGTGTAGCCGTTGGCGCGGTAGACAATTCCTTGCCCACGAGCGTCTGTACCTAACCAGAACAGGCCGTTGTCCAGCTTGGCAATTGAGAATGCGGCTACGCAACCAATTTCATTAAACGCGCCTTGGATGCGTTGCAGAGGGAAGTCAGCAGCGCCCGTGTCGTACCAAACCTCCACTGAGTCGGTGCCAAACACCCATAACTCGCGGTGGTCAGAAATAACACCCACCACACCATCAGGCGAACCTTCGGCGCTGGCAAAGTCCAGCGGGTCAATTGAAGTACCGTCCAGCAATTGGGTGACCCAAATCTTTTGGCTATCAGGCTCGTTGTAAACAAAGTACCCATCCAAATAGGTAACTGTCCCCGCGCCAGTAAAGTCAGGATCAGTAATTTGCCCAAACGCACCAGTGGTTTCGTTGTAAATAAACCCGTCAGGGTTGGTTGCAAAGAATATCTGCGTGCCGTTGTCCGCAATAGACACGGGGCCGGTAGTTGTTGTGAGCGTGCCCAGCAATTGCGGCGTGGCCGTCAGGCCGGTCAGCTTGTAGACGCCAGCGCCGGATACCACGTAGAAGTCGCTGCCGTTGGTCTGGTGCGCCCACAACGCTCGGATTGGGCCGGTGCCCACGGTCTGTAAGAACTCAAGGCCAGGGGCGCGGTTTAGAAAGCCGGGCTCTTTGCCGCCTTCGGGGATGGCCTCGGGGAACAGGTTGACCATGCGGTTGTCCGCAGCGTTGATACTGCGGGCAACATACGCTGATCCAAGAATCGGCGTTTTCATGTTAAACGTAGCTTGGATACCACTTAGCTGTCGTTACATCGTAGGTCATTGTGAGCGCCCTACTAACAACCGCTGTGCCCGCTAAAGCAATATTCCCCGCTGTTGTCCAAGTAAATATGCCAGTTGGAATTAACGTAATTGCGCCGCCCCCAGTAGAAATTGGCGCGGCAGCGGTGATATTCACAACTGCCGTTGTTCCTGAAACAAACGCAATTGGGGTTGTTGGGGCGATTGTTGTTGCGCTTGCAATTGTGGGGGCCGCAGCGCTTACGGCGCTAAAGCTACTTAATTTAATACTTGTGCCTGTGGCCGCACCAATATTAGGCGTTGTAAGCGCCATGTTAGTGCTAGTACACGCGCTAATGTTTCCGCTAGCAACGGTGCCCAAAGCGGGGGTCACCAATGTGGGGCTGGTAAACAGTAGCGCATTGGTAAGTTGTTTTGTAGTGCCGCCTTGAACAATTGGCAAAACGTCAGACGTAGCCGAGGCGGTAGCGGCGGGGAGGGCTGTAATTGCAATAGTTGCCATGTTAGTAGTTTCCTGCGTAAATGTTAAAGCGTTGACGAGTCGCCACAATAGCGTAAGGCATAGACATCACATCGTCAGGGTTGTTGATGCGCTTCAGATTGCGTTTGCTGGTCATCGCAATGCGTTGCACTTGGGGGCTGGGCTCCACGCCAAACTCAGGCGCAATCTCGCAAGCCAAGTTGTACGTGAAGGCACGCAAGTAACCGGGCGGAAACAGGATGTTGGTTGCCAAGTTGGCGGGCTGGGTCAACTCTTCGACGCTGATAAAGTGCCATTCCAAATCCCGTGTGGGTTTGGGGTAGATGAACATATCAATATCAGGATATGTCATGTTGACAAAAATAACTTGCGGGTAAGTTGACGTAACCGTTTTAACAGCAATACCGTCGTACTGCTGCTGGTTGATTGCTTTTATACCGAAGCTGACGTTGGTGCCTGGGTCGCGGTAGTAGGTTGCGTCATCCAGCAAGATGGGCCGGTTACCCACAAAGTCGCCTGTTGGGCCAAGGGTGCGGTTGATAAAGCCAGCGGGCCAAGTAAACATCTGATCTTGGGTGCTGAACACCGACAGCCGCTCGGTATTCCAGCTATCAATCATTTGGTTTAGCGCCGTCAAGCTGTCTTGCGACGCTGAGGCAGAAGTAGTTTCGCCTTCAGCCAGCACGCCAAGCAAACGAAGGGCTCGGTTAATTTGATCGCCAGCGGTGTATGTCGCCATGACTAGGCTCCTTCGGGTTCGGTTCTACGACGGCGCTTTACTTCCAGTGCGTTGACAGGAGCCGCCTCAGAAACTTCGGGCGTATCCTGAGTATATCGTGTCCAGCCGTGCTGTTCATCATGTTCGGCTTCAAGTTCCATAGTGGCAACTTTGCGGCCATGAACGGGGTGAGATAGGTAAATGTTCATACTGAAAAGGGGGCTTGTGGCCCCCTTCCCTTTCGTTTACGAAGCCATGATCCCCAAAGATTTCAGACCTGTAATAATGCCATTGACATTAGTTTGCAAGGCAGAAATCTGAGCGGTAGTCAAAGCGCCGACGCTTGCAGTGGTGAGGGTCGAGAAGTTCAGCGAAGTTAACGCCGCGAGTTGGTTAGTAGGGGTAGCACCGAAAAATCCGGCAGTACCACCTGACTTACCCATCACCGCGTTATCAAGCTGCTGGTCTTCATAAGCGACACCAATTGATTTGGTATTTGGCATATTGTTTCCTTAGAGAACGGGGCCGAAGCCCCATCCAAGTTTAGGCCACGCGGTACAAAGCCCAAGCGCCGTCGCCAGATTTAACTGCGCGGTACTTTTGAGCAGTGCCAGCGGTGGTGACGGTCATCAAACCTTGTGAGCCTGACGAACCAATCGACCAGCCGGTGTTGGTTGTGATAGTAATCACGCCGCCACCGGAACCGTTGGTGTTAATCACCACAAAATCAAAGCTGCTGTTGACTTTGGCGCTGGTTACAACTGCGTCCAGATCAGTAGCCAAAGGCAGTGTGTAAGCCGCTGCGGTTGTGGTGGGAGTGCCCAAAATAATACCGTTTAGCAGTTGGGTAGTTGTCAGCGTTGCCGAGACAGTTGCCGTTGCTGGGGTAGCTTGGGTGTTCAGTTGAACTTCGGTCAGATTGCCGTCACCAATTTGGTAACCGCCTGCGCCATTAGGTAGAGTAGCCATAATAATTTTCCTTTAGAAAGAATTGATTAGCCCCAGATGCGGCAGGCCATCTGTGGACGAATGGTGCTAAAGCCATACAGTACGTCAATACGGCAAGGCATACGGTCGTTGTTGATGTCGTACTGACGAACAACGCGCAAGCTGATACCGTTATGAATTGCACGCGCGGCCATGTCAACGCCTTGGGGCAGCAACAAGTCAGCGGTAGCAAACGTGATGGCGTCCTTGTGGTAGACCAAGTTCTGTGCATAAGCAGTAGAAGCAGCGCCCACGAAGGTCACAGCCTTGCTGTTTTGCGGCAAGATGTTCACGGTAGCCAAAGCATGGCTAGCCGAGTACATAGGAGCAACAGTCACAGTCCAAGTGCCAGACACAGCGGTAGCCGCAGCCAGTGCAACAAACTGGAACAACGAACCAGTGGTTTCACGGGTTTGTGGGTTCACAGCAAAGCAATCAGCAATAGTGAACACGTCGCCAGCAGCGATAGTAGTGGTCACAGAGCCTTGAGCCAAAGTCAGGGTAGACGAACCTTCAGAGGTCACAGCAGCGCCCGTGGTCGTGGAGGCCGAGGCATCACGCGAACCAGTAGTGTGTTGTTTGATCGACTGAGACATATTGACTTCTTCAAAGCCCAACACGCCCGTACCCATCATGCCGTTCTTAAACTGCTTGCTGATAGTGTCGGTAGGATTGAACAAGCCTTTCATGCCTTCAACCAAACCAGCGTTTGCAGCGGGGTTAACCGTTGCATAGCGAGGCGACATTACAGCGGCGTTCTCGTTCAGCTTCTGCTGGGCTTGCAAAAGCACCAAAGAAGTAGCTGGCGTGGTGCCGGGGGTGCCGACAGTGTTACCGATGGTTTTGTACGCATTGGCAACGTCAGCATCAATGCTGGAGGCCAACTGGCTGATACGAGGCTTCAACACACGCTCTGCGAAGTCATCCAACTGCATGGTCAATTCAGCGGAGGTGAAGTTCACGCCGATATGCTTTTGGTTGGCAACAGACAAAGTGGTGAACTGCTCGTTGTCGTCCTGAACTTGCAGGGCGGCACCGTCAGTGACCAAAGCGCGGTCAGGGAGGCGGATACGCAGAGTAGAACCAATCTTGGCACCTTCAACAGCGAAGCTGTCGTCGTACTGACGGTTTACGTTACGGGTGAGTACCAGGTTGTTCTCGAGAATTTCGAGAGCCTTCCGGGTAATCATGTCAATGGTTAGGATACTATTAGCCATGAAAAAAGTCCTTAAAAAAGTTAGCGGGTTTGCGCTTCCCACTTCTTACGCTGTCGTGCCCGTTCGGCTTCAATCCACTGCGAATCCGTCATGGTCTTGGTAGACCTGGGATCAGTAGTGTCATAGGCCGGTGATCCAGTGGATCGGGCAGTGACAGGCGTAATCGGCGCTGGCGCGGATGTCGTACGTTTTATTGGTGGATCAGACGCCAATTTGGCCTCAATCTTCCCAATTTCCTTTGCCTGTGCAAGCGGGGCTAGGCGAGATATACGCTCTGCGTCTTTGGGGTTAGTTCCAAGGTAGTAAGCTAACTCAGGCCCAACATCCGAAGACCGAATCGTATCGGCCATCACATCAGTAATAGGCAGCTTGGGGTTGTACGCAACTTGTTCAAAGTCATCGTACTTAGCGCGGGCTTCCTCTTCCAGATCGTGATAACTCTCAAGAACTTGCGAGTGCTGTTTGGCCGCTTCGCGCTGCGCGATTAGTTGCTCGGCCTTTTGATAGGCCAACGCATCGGCGTAAGCCTCTGGCGTTTCAAACTGATCGACAGACTGCGCTGCCGGAGCCCTCAAGGTTTGCGTTTCCGCAGTCCTTTGCGCTTGTTCCCGTTCCCACTTTCGTTGCTCTCTTGCGAGGCGTTTTCCAATAGCTGCATCAAGTTCCTCTTGCGAGAAGGTCTTGGGTGCTTCTGCTTCCGGCGCTTTAACTTCAGGTTCAGGTGCAGCCGTTGCTTCCTGTTCCGGCGCGGGTTCTACTACCGCTAGGTTTTCTTCTGACATTTTTCGATTCCATAGAATCCCTGGTGAACGCACCAGTACGTGTTTTCAGCATTATGCTGGAATTTGCTCCTGCGGCAAAGCAAGTTTACTTTTTACCTCACCAACCGAAACTTTTTTTTGTTCCGGCGCGGGGTTTGGTTCTTCCCAATCGTGGCTATTCATGGTAGTTAAACTATTGACACCCAAGCGCCATTCATCCTGAAAGCCAAGCATCCAGAACCGCCGCTAGTTACCGTAAAGTTGTATAAGGTCGCGGGAGGAACAACTCCCACAATAGTCCCGTTTGTAACATAAATTTGGCTTCCGTTTTTTGCTGCCATTAACTGCGCAAATGTTAGTCCATTGTTGTCGCGAACTACCGTATCAACGTCAATGCCTGCTGTATAAAGCCCTGTTGGATAACCTGTAATGTTATTATCCAAAATTTGTGCGTTTGATACATTGCCTGCTGTAGTAATTGCGGTTGGCCCAGCACTCCCCAAATTAGTCATTACATTGTTAGAAATCATGACACCCGCGCCATCTTGAATGTTAATATGCGGCTGCGCTATAGTGCAACCCATATTGAAAACATTACCTTCAATAGTGACATTGTAAATCCAGTTTGCAGAAATGCCTGCTGTTATGGAAATAGCACCTTGAGCGTCGATTGGGCCAAGTACGGAAAATTGGTTTCCAACTATTACTACATTTGCAAATTCTTTTCCTGTAACACCTTGCTCAAAACGCGCACAATAAATAGATTGCTGCTCAAATGAATTAGCAGAAAATAACAATGTTCCAGTTGGCCCGTCATCTAACACCATCCGAAAACCATACTCACCTCCCAATAATTTGTTTCCTACAATTTTTAGATCGCCACCTTTATCATATCTAATACAGGCTTGAGAAGTCCCTACATTTTGGTCCCAAATTAAACAGCCATTAATTAATGATTGACCTGAATCTGTGCCGCCATCTTGTTTTGAATAAATGCCAATGTTTGTGTAGTCGTTAATAATACATCCTTGCATTACTATGTCGCTGGCTGAATTCCATACAACTCCATCGTACATATTGAAAATATTAACGTTTGTAATTTTTGAGCGCCGGTTAATTGTCCCCGCACCACTAGACCCTTGAATGCGTATTCCCGCAGTATTTGCAACTTTTGTAACCGTGGCATCAATAGCAAAATTTTCAAAAATTACACCGCCATCGCAAGACACAGTAAACACATCTCCAGTAGTTGACGTATTGCGAATTACAGTTCCACCGGAATTTCCAGCCCCCGAGCCAGCACCGATGCCCGAGCCTAAGACAGAAATTCCTTTAGTGATAGTAAGCGCAGAACTAACTACAAAAAAGCCAGGCGGGAAAAATAAAATTCCTCCGGTAAATGCTGCACTTGTAAGCGAATCAATAGCCGCTTGAATTGCTGCCGTATCGTCGGTAGAAGCATCGCCTTTTGCGCCAAAATCCATGACGTTAACGGGTGATGCTTGAATCATCGAAAATGAAACTTTAGTAAGAGCCATGATTACCATCCAGCCATAGTTATGTATTTATCACCATCCGCACCACAGTCAGCAAGGAACTCGTCCTTTTGCTCTACGCTGTAGTTACGGCACTTTACTCGCTTGAGTTCTGTTTCCATTTCTTCTAACCATGTAGCTTCCAACGTGTTGGATTTAATGTCGTGGCACACTGCGGCTAAATAAATCATGCCGTTGCTCCTTTGATTAATGAAAAGTTAACCACTAATGCTTCAGATAACGAACCAGCAGAAATATTTTTAAGCCAAATATTAGTGCCACCAGCGTATGGAGTTGACCAAATATTGTAGCTTCCACCACCAGTACCGCCGCCAGCGCTTGCGTTAGTGATGTTCAATATTAAAGTATCTGGTTCTGCTATTAAACTATTTGATAACGCAAACGCAACGGTTGTGTTTGTCAACAACAACGCATTGTTCATTGTAATCTGACCAGTAGGCTTATTTAATGTTACGCCTGTTGCTTTGCTTGTTGCTTGGGTAACCGTACCGCCAGCGCCTGTGCCGTAGCCAAGGCCCCCAGCGTTAGTGACTAGCACATTGCCGTTGGTATCAATTTTTGCTTTTTCACCGCCGCTTGTGTGAAAAGCTATCGGCAAATATGTTCCTGTTCCTTTTATTGCTCCAGCAATCCGAACATCGGCTCCACCATTAACAGCAAATGATCCAACAGAACAATTATTAGGGTCGTTACCGCTACTTAACGCTTGAAACAAAGACGCGGTAGCAGTCCCGTTTGGCATCGCCGTTACATTTGTGTTGGCGTTAACTGTACTTGTTTGAAAAATTAAACGATTTGCGGTAGTAGCATTGCTCATATCTCCAACAATGCGTTGTGCCGTAGAACTAAATGTTAAGCTGCTAGACGAAATAGTCCCAGCAGACATACTTACCGAACGGCCAGCAGTTAAGTTAGCAATAGATACTTGTACCGTTGCGCTGCTTTGAACAATAGGCAAGACTTCCGTACCGGCAACCGGAGTGGTTGCCGCTGTAAGTGCGGAAATCTTGCTGTTGCTCACAGATAGCTAACTTCAATTGTGGAAGTTGTAGGCGGCGCGGTAGAAAATACCAAATTTACGCCGGACAAGGAATACGTATTTTTTTGCTGGTACACACCATTGACAAACACGTTTGTCGTATTTTCATTTGTTGGCGTGCTAGCTAAACCAAAGCTAGTAGTTGACCCATTGCCAGTTGCGTTAAAAATAATAGGTGTTTGTACCGCAGACCCGCCAGCAGAACCTATACCCCAAATGTTATCCCAAGTGACAATAAGTACGTTACTAGCAGTTTCCAAAGTAAACTTGTACCGAACAATGTCGGTCAACCAAATTTCACCTCCTGGCACTCGCCCAGCCGAGTCTAAAATAATTGGGTTGGTATGCGCAGTGCCACCAGACGAACTGGTAAAAGTAGCCGCAGGCGTGGTCGTGCCCGCCGAGTAGGTGTACAGCTTCCCACCTGAAAGGGGCACGCCGCTGTTAGTAAAAAATTGGGCCGCAGCGCCGCCCACAGGGGAGAGAAAGACGGCCATGATTTTTGTCCTTACGCGCTAATTGCAGCAACTTTATCTTGGAAGGCTTTAACACGGGTTTGCAGTGCAGCTTCTTGCGCTTCCAAGGACGCGATTAAAACGTCAAGATTGGCTTGCTGCAATGCCAAAGCTGCCGCTTTATCATGCGCAGAGGTTTCGCGTTTGGAAACTTCAGACTGGCGCAAGGTCAAGTCAGCATTCACTTCTTTTTCGCGTGCGGCCACTTCTTTTTCTTTGGCCTTGGCCGCAGCTAAAGAATTTTTGGCTTCGTCCAATGCTTGTTGGGCAGCAGCTTGCGTGTTTGCTGCCGTTGCTCTAGCAGCGGCAAGTTCATCCGCAGCTTTGGCTCGGTCAGTTACGGCGTCCTGCGCCGCAGACAAAGCGCCTTGGCGGATAGCCAGTTCATCGCGCAATGCAGCCATAGTGGCAAGATCAATAGGCAACTGTTTGGTGAAGTAATCGACGTAATTTAGCGCCGCAGTGTCATTAGAGATTTGCATGATGACCTCTTAAGAGTAATAAGTAATGTTCAGCTTCGCGCTAGCACTTTGCTCAATGAACTTGATCTGAGTCAAGTCGCCATCGTATTGCAAAGTGACACCGGCAGCAAGGGGCATCCCAACCGAAGCGGTAGGTGCCACGCCGTCATCTCGCCATCGAACGGCTTGAGTTTCTGGCGTGATGATAGCGATACGGGGCGACCCCGCAAGGCCTGCAACGCTTTTTTGGGGTACGGTCAAAGCCGTAGCTGCGGACAAGCTGGTGATCTGCTGGTAGCCCAGGACAGAAGTGATAGCCTTAAGATTGAGCGCCATTAGAATCTCCTTCTTTCAGTAAATGATCTTAACTCGATATAAAGTTGCGTTACATAAGCAGGCACGGATTCAAAAAACCCGCCGCTAAAAAAACTACCGCCAAAAAACTTATTCATGGAATTTTACTCTACCCATTGACAAGTTTGTTCGTCTAACACATAGCTACCGCCCGGCTTGGGCGGGATAAACGCATCCCTGTTAGCGTCGTAGGTGTATCCAATCCCCGCGTAATTTTTGCGAAACGGAGTTCCGCCTAGCCGGTGTTCACCAGCAAACGTGTTGTAGCTAGTCTTTTTCCAAACGTGTCCCGTAGCCTGCGCGTAGATAGCCTCGCCATCATGCGGTTCATCCACGCCCACAATCACTTGTAGGACTACGTTGTTCTCGTCGAGTTGTGCGTAGTGTGCCATGACTAGAAAGTAATTGTGCCTGTGCCAGAAGTAAATTTATATACCTTGTACCCAGAGCGTGATGCTGTATCTGATGGTGGAACATTAGGCCCTGTCGTGGTTACGCCGTTAACAACTAGGCCTGCTGAAAATACTGAAATATCAGCAAATGTATTTAAGTAAGCAATAATAACTATTCCTGATCCACCGTTACCGCCTAATACAGTAGTAGTTGTTTGAGCAGAACCACCGCCACCGCCTCCGGTGTTTGCTGTGCCGGGATTACCACTGACGTTTGCACCTAATGCACCAGCCCCACCACCACCTGCACCAGCAGCGCCCGCCGTTCCTGATCTAATTCCACCGCCGCCGCCGCCAGCGTAAGTAGTGCTTGTGCCAGTAATTGGTGATGCCGATCCTGCACCGCCATTACCACCTACGGTGCCAGAAGAAGCAACACCAACTGCACTAGCACCACCACCACCACCGCCACCGTTAGTACCACCATTACCACCTTTATTTCCTTGGCTTGGGCTAGTGCTTGGCGTATTACCCGCACCCCCAGTGCTTGCATTTGCGCCGCCCCCGCCAGAACCTCCAGTAGTTCCGATAATTGTTCCGCTAGTGCCACCGCCACCGCCACCGCCACCGTTTGCCGTTGTAGTAGCAAAAACACTATTTGAACCTGTTGAACCCCTTGAAGATGTTCCTGTAGCTCCTGCGCCTATAGTTACCGTGTAAGAAGTCCCATTAGTCGGTACAAAACTACTTACTGTTCGGTAGCCACCCGCACCACCGCCGCCTTGCCCGCCGTAGTTTGTTGCGCCGCCACCACCGCCACCACCTGCTACAACCAAATATTCAGCATTAGGTGGCACTTTAGGCCACGAAACCCCCTGCAAACCTTGCATCACTTCATTAGATCGCCAAAGACCAGTAGCAGCAGAGAGACTAGCAGCCGCCGCCGTAGACGAAATAACAGAACCTTTATACCTAGTAGACATTAGGTGATAGCCTCATACGATGCGGTTAGTTCAATGGCTGATCCTGTGCCCACAGTCACCACAATGGACTGTGCTTCACCAAGGTAAAACGCCGTGCTTTTGTCGGCAACAACAATCGAAGCGTTTATCGGAACGGGCACTTGGTAAACAAGGCGGTAGTTTGTCCCCGCTCCAGCCGCTGCGCTATTGATTGCTACGGTTACCGTTGCAACAGACCCGGTTACGTTTGCCGCAACAATGTTGTCAATTTTGTTTACCGTGCCAACAGCAGGAGTAAGCGCAGTCCAAGTCGTCGCCCCTGTTGTAGCCGGAATCAAATAGCTTGTGTTGCCGTAAATTGTGGTTACGTTGACTATGTTTGGGTTTGCCATAATTAATATCCAAAAATCATTGCCATTGCAATACTTTTGCCTGTTGTAATGCCACCGCCGCTAGGCGCTGCCCAACTAAAAGTAGTGCCGTTGGATGTCAAAACATAGCCGTTTGCGCCAATAGCCAAGCGGGTCGCGCTGTTTGCGCCGTCGCCAATAATCAAGTCGCCAACGCTAGTAATTGGCGATAAAGCGTTAAATGCCGCGCTGGCAGTCGTTTGACCCGTGCCGCCGTTGGCAATTGGGAGCGCCGTGCCAGAATACGTGATTGCCAAGGTGCCAGAAGTGGTGATGGGCGAACCGGCAATAGATAAAAAAGCAGGGACGCTTGCCGCCACTGAAGTGACCGTGCCGCTACCACCAGGGGTAGAGTTAATTGTCTGGTTAGGCCAAGTGCCGGTAATGGTTACGTTGGTGCCTTCCACAAGAGCTGGAGTGGCTGTACCCGTGCCGCCGTTTGCTACGTCTAAAAGGCCAGAAAACGAATGATTGGCATCCCACGCCGCCGCGCCTTCAGCGGTAAAGCTACCGTCCGCTGAAGTGCTGTGATTAATGGATAGCGTCATGCTAAGAAGCGCAGTTTATAAAGCGTGGTCAGGTACAACTCAACAATGTTGTCGATCAATTGTTGAATTGACGAGTCGGCTTTGTCACAGACTTCGTAACGGCCTTTTTCAATCTCATCAAGCTGGGCCTGCAAGAACTCAATGATGTTTGTGGTCTTCTTGGCCGCTGGAATGGCGATAGGGCCAATCAAACCGTGACGGCCTTGGTAGGCTTCAGCAAAAGCGTCAGCCACATCAATTACGCTGTCATAGAAGGTATTAAGCGCAACGTGTTTAGAGTAGCTGCGGGTGTTCAAGTGGACACTGTGAGCCACATTACGACCTAAAAACAGTAGTCCCATTAATTGTGCGGCGGTCATTGTGGCTGCTCCATCGGTAGCATAGGCTGGGGCATTTCAGGCATACCATCCATACCCACGTCCATTTCTTGACTTGGCATTTCAGGAATCCCGGCAATCTGGCCGTTAGACTCCATTGCAGCCGCTACCACACCCATAGCAATGTCTTGAATCTGTTGCTCGTTCATGCCCGCTTGCGTAGCCGTGATGCGTTGTGTTTCAGCTTGGTAAGCCTTAATCTCGGCCTCGTAATCCTTGCGGCGCTGCTCTTGCATTTCGATGGACTTGCCGACGTTCTGAATCATCTGGTGCATTTGCTCCATCTCTTGACCCATCGCTTCAATTTGCTGTTCTGCGGCCTGCAACTCAGGCGGCTTGTCGCCGTCTTGCATGAGTTTGGGGTCAATAGTTTTGGCAAAACGCTTTGCCATCTCTTGGGCACCAGGCCAATCCATGTTCTTGACGAACAGGTCACCGGCCACTTGCCATAGCTGCGGATTGCCTTGCAACAGTTGGCCCATCGCCTCCAGTGCTTCTTGGCGCTTGGTCGCGTAGCCTGGGCCGGTGGTCGCCACCACATCGTACTTGCCCACGCCAGGGTTATAAATCTTGTCGATCACGATGCCCTGTTGATCCATGATCTTTTTGACCGGCTCGGCCTGCATTGGGTCAATTTTGACCATGCTGGTCTCGCCGTCTTCACCAATGATGCGGGCAATGCGCTGGGTGTCGTAGATTTTGGGGATCAAGTCAACCAGTTGGCGGGTCAGATACCGCACACCACGGGCCAAGTTGTCGCCAAAGTGGTACGTCCCAACATCACCCTCGCGCTGGCGGGCCAAGATGGCTTTGCCGCTGCGCTCGTTGGATGTCATGCCCAAAGAAGCGTTGTATTGGCCGGTGGATGCCTTAATGTCTTCAGAAGCCCCCGCTTTGGCTTGTAAAAGCCCGCTGGAGGCCATTGGCGGCTGCGCCCGCTGGGGTAGTGGCAGCGTAGCGCCCGCGCCGTCTGTAACGTCTGGATTGACCTCCAAATACGGCCAGTTGGTTGTGTTGGCGGTCTTCCACTGGTTTTCGTAACCCTCAAACTGACCACCATAGCCGATAAATGGTGCTTTTGGTGCCAAAGCCAGCATTTCTGCCTCTTGGGACACCCAATAGTTGTACATCCGCTGGGCATCCTTGGCGTTTCGCACCAAGCCTGACACGTACAGGCGACCATCAACCTCAAATTCGTTGCCCACAATGCGGACAATCGGGATATATTTGCCTGCCCACTCGCGTTCTTCCAAGATTTCGTAGCCGTTTATCTTGCAATACTTGATTCGGGGCCGGTCAGACTGCCTACTTCTCTTGGGCTTGCCGTAAATGGCGCGTAATTCCTTGTCTTCGGGCGTTCCCTCAAAGGCCGTGGCGTTGCCAGGGTACAAATTGAGCGTACCCTTGTCGTAATCGACGTAGTAGTAGTCCGCAATGCGAATCGTGTCCTCATTGAGCCACTGCGACAGGTTTTGATCGCCCACACCCAGCGTTTGCAGGGTGGTGATAGGCGCTGAGTCGGGGTACATCCGCTGGTAATCAGCTTTGGCGATGTCCTCGGTTACAAAACACCACTTGGCGTCCGCGCCGCAGGGGTCTTGGATGGTTGGGTCCATGTAGACTGAGAACGAATTGCGAATCCGGCCAATTTTGATGTCTTGGTCAAAGGTGTTGTCGTCGCAATACTCGGTCAGGAGTCGGATGTAGCCTTCTCCGTAGGAGACTTGGTTTTCGCAGGCGGTGTCGTAAGCGACATCTGCGTCCGAGATATATTCAATATGCCTAACCATGCCATTGAATACTTCGGCAACGTCAATGTCGGCCTTGTCGTCGGCTGGAATAACTTTGCCTGTTGGGCGGTTTTGTCGTTGGTCATTGGTGACTTGCCGGACGTGCTGCGGCAGTTTGTTGATGGTCAGGCACGGGCGGGCGTTGATCGTCTGCCCTTGCACCGCACCGCGAGTCGCCAACACATCGGCAGGCCACTGCCAGTGGTTGTCTGGGCTTCCGGCGTAAAACTTCAGGTCGTCAATCTCATCCTCGCGGGACTCAGACAGGGCAGATATCGCCATGTCTAGGCGGCTGCGGGCAGTCGCCAGTACGTTGGAGTCGTCGTCCTTCTTACCACCACCGTTGGCAACATTGCCCGCCGCCACCATGCCTGTGTAATCAGCCATTATTTTTTCTTTTCTGCTTTACGCTTGACCGAGTAGGCAATTGCCACGGCCTGCTTCACAGGCTTGCCAGCAGCCACTTCGGCCTTGACGTTTTTGCGAAAGGCTTCGGGTGTTTTTGACTTGACAAGCGGCATGGTTAAGACGCTCCGTGAATGATCGCAAAGTTGATTACAACAGCTTCGGATAGATTGCCACCGCTGATGTTTCGCAGCGTAATCGTGCAAGTGCCCGCGCTCATGCTGCTGATCCAGCAGTTATATGCGCCCGATGTAGCATTAGAACTTACGTTCAAAATAATCACATCTTTAACGCTGATTAAGCTGTTGGTCAATGTAAAAGTTACATTGGTCAACGTGTTGAGCGTTGCGCCGTTCGTTGTAATTCGGCCCATGCTTGTATTAAGCGTGACGCCAGTTGACTTGCTTGTTTCTTGAGTTACCGCGCCTTGTCCGGCAAGAGCGTAGCCAATTTCTTCACTGGCATAGCAAGTAGTGAACTCTGGGTCTAAGTACGCAACGCCCGTTGCTTTGGTGTTAGACATTATTTTTTCTTCGCAGTTTTGGCAGACTCTTTGAACGCCTTGGCAGTCGGAGCGCCAGCAGCGCCAGGCTTTCGCATCTTCTCTTTAGAGCCAGCGGCAATACGCGCTTGCTTGGCGTGAATATTGGCATACAAGCCAGGTTTAGTAGCCATGATTTAGCACTTCCATCGTTTAAGGGCAGCTTTAGCGCGTTCGCCGTCTTTGGCGTTGGCCGCTACAGCGCCCATTCTTGCACAAAATGAATCCTTGCGGCCCTGATCTGCCTTGGTCTTGGGGTTTGGG